GACCTCGCAATTCTTGGCCTTCGCTATCACCTCACCAACCAGGCCATCCTCGTATCTGGAGACGACTCTGCCATTCATCCGCCACCTCCTAACAATCCCTCCTGGGCTGCCATGTCCCATCGGTTCGCCCTCCGCTTTAAAACCGTCACCGAGTCTCATTCACTCTTCTGCGGCTTCTTCGTCGGACCCGAGGGCGCCTGCCGCGACCCACTCGCCCTGCTCGCCAAGCTTGCAATCGCCTTTGACAACGACGATTACGACGACAAACTTCTCAGCTACCTCGCCGAGTTCAGCTACGGTCACCAGCTTGGACAGTCCGTCTTCAATCTCCTTCCCGCAGATCGAGTCGCTCCATACTCAGCCGTCTTCGACTTCTTCAGTCGTCACTGCACCCCGCTCCAGAAGCTCATCTTACGTGCCCCGGGCACTCCCCTCACCGGCATTTCCACCACCATCACGGCGCGTTCGAAGCTCACCCAAACTGCCATCGCGATTCTTCGCGACTTTGACCCTTCTTTTGCTCACGACCTCATCCCCATCGAGCGCAACGCCCCATCGGACGGACAAACCCAATATCTCTCTCTCCTATGAGGTGAATTGCTTCTCCGTTTCACCCCCGATGCCTTTCTACGATTACGCTATCAACGCTGCCACCTCCACCGCCAGCCAGCTAATCGCCGACCAGGTCTCTGCGCCCATCTCAAGCTACCTCGCCAACGCCGCTCTCACCGCCGTCCTTGGACCTTCTGCCGGGCCCGCTTCCATCTACATCGCTGACATCCTCGCCGAGGCCACCCCCGCCGCCGCCGCCCTCCTCGAACCCGTCGTCAATTACACCGCCTCGACCGGCGCCAATTCCATCCTCAACGCCCTCGCCGAGCCCTTCATCCCCGGCTCCCCTTCGCGTTCAGCCCTCCCTCCTTTCTCTTCCTCTTCATCCTCCTTCTACCTCGCCCGCCCCGGAATGCCCTCCAGCGCCAACACCCTCGAGCCGCCTACCATCGCCGCCATCCCACTCGCCTCGAACGGCCCTGCGCCCCCGACTCCGAACGGCCATCTCGGAGGCGGCGTCCTCACCCTCCCATTCAGCTTCCCCGTCTGGACTGAGGCCAAGGTCACAGCCAACGCGGCCTGGACCATCAACAACAACAACCTCCTCAAGGACTTCCTGCGCCCCTACCGCTACGCCAAGCTTAACCATCTCGAGGCCGTCGTCCTGCCCCGATCCACCGCCAACGTTCCGTTCGAAGTCAATCTGACCTGGACCGACAACACCGAGCCCGACATCACCACCGCCACCGCCTCACTCAACCACATCGCCACCACCCGGTACGTCTACCGCGACAACGTCCTCTCTCACGCCCC